AACCTACCTTTGCGAGTTACCTACCGAGTTTCCGAAAACGATCCATACACGCAGAGGTAAGCATGGTTGATTTCTTTGTGGACGCCGAAAAGATCAGGGACGTGCAAAATCGCCTTTCCGACTTCGCGGAAGGGATGGATAAGGCGTTCAATCGATCATTCGAGCAAACAATAACAGGGACCACAAGACGATCAGAGCGCGAGGTTAAAACCCTTGTTTCGATAGTCCGTTCTGAAAACGAATACATCCAAGCGGTGCCAGAATTGGCGGATCGATATCTTGGACGCGAATGCAATCTGAAGCTATTAGATAGGTCCGTTCCGCTTCGAGCGTTCAAGGCCAGGCAGACCCCCGAAGGTGTCGAGGTAGAATTAACACGGGCAGGAATATCCAAGCAGATTTATCGAGGTGCGTTCGGTCCAAAGATCGCCAAGCTTGGCGGCAACATCTACCGACGAGCGGGGAAGAAACGGTTCCCGATCGTCAAGCTTGCGAATCTCAACGTATCGCAGATCGAGGGCGTACCGGAGACGTTCAAGCAAGAGGTCCAAAGCTATCGCGTTGCGATGGTGCAACGATTTGAAAAGAAGAAAAAAGAATTAGTCCAAGAATACGGAAAGGGAATTGTCTATGTTGCTTCGCAAGCTTAGCACTCTAGGTGCAAAGATTGAATCGACGGTCGGAACTGCTGAATCACTCGTAGCGGCTGATTGCACGATCAATGCTTATAACTTCTTGATTCAACCGGAATTCGAGTTCGAGGAGCGGCAGGGGCAAGGTGGCTTCGGTCGCTTGGCGTCGATCGCAGGGGCCCGGATCGGTCGCGCAACATTCGGCATCGACCTTGCCTACGATGGATCAGCGGTTCCAGCATGGGCCGACCTTTTCCTGCCGGCTTGCGGGTTCGTGAAATCGACAGCGACGTTTAAGCCTAAGACCCAGGTTCCAGCGTCAGGCTCAGACGTTAAGACTCTCACAATCGCGGGATTCTTCAATGGCGTGAGGCGGCAAATCTACGGAGCGATGGGGACCGCAAGGATCTTGCTACCGACTGGGCGAATGGGGCGGATTGAATTCGACTTCAGAGGCGTCTACAGCGACGAGGCTGACGTTGCGATTCCATCGAGCATTGACTACGTTAACACGCTACCGCTTAGGGTTGCAGGTGGGGCAACGACTTGGAACTCGGTCAACCTTTGCCTAGAATTGGCGACAATCGATCTTGGCAACGTTGTAACAGCCAGGGAATGCAGTACCTCGGCGGCTGGTGTCGATAACTTCGTGATCACCGATCGAAACATCCGAATCACTGGGAATCCAGAATCCAAGCTGATTGCTACCCAGGACAGATACGCTCAGTTCAGGGATTCCACCGAAGCGACTCTATCGTTTACAATCGATGGGCCATCTACTTCGACGCTGGTTATCAGTGCACCTAAGGCTCAGATCGTTGCTAAGCCGATGGGAGAGCGGAACGGGATCATGATCGACCAGCTAGAATGGCAAGCCAACAAAAACGTGGACACAGCAGACCAAGAATTGAGCATCGCTTTCAACCATGCAGCCTAATACGTTTTCAGCAAGAATCGACGGTATCGAAATCGAGTTTCGTTTAAAGCAACTTCGGTTTCGGGACCAGGAAAAGGTTATCTCTTTGGTCGGTACGTTCCGCGATGGGTCGAGCCCTAAAGAGCAGATAGCAGCGTTACGCGAAGCCTTCGGTCTTTGCGTCGATGGTTGGGACTTGCAAGCAGACATTTCCGATTGGGATCTTGAGTTGGATATGACTCAGGCAATCAAGGTTGTGAATCGATGCTTGCAAGGCAATAGCCCCTCGGAGACTGAAAGAAAAAAATAAGGGTTGCCGCGTATATCAGATGCGGCGAACTCTGCAAAAGTTGCTCTAGGTCCAGATGCGAATTTGAACCAACAGAGCAGCAGCCGGTACAAGTGCCATGCGTCGATTGCGACGGGGCGGGGATCGACGATAAACAACCATGCGAGGCGTGCGATGGTACAGGATTCTTCGAGGTCAAGCAGTGCCCGAAATCTTTCGTCGGACATCGCGTTTCGGTCGCTTCGAATGCACTCAGTTACCTCGACAAGGGAATTCTACCTGAGTCCGGTGGCCTTAACGATCAGCAGGCTTGGCTTGTCGCTTCTTGGGATGCCTTGCAGTCCGACGTCCAACGGATTGAGGAAGAGCGGAGGCGTAAGTAATGGCTGACATTGAAGTAATATTAGGAGCGAAAAACGAAGCATCGCAGGTGCTCAAAGACTTTCAGTCTCAGGTGACATCGACGGCTCAGTCGATCGAGTTTTCTTTCCGTGGCTTGGCTCAGTTGGCAGGCGCTACAGCAGCGGTAGTTGCGTTGGTTGAGGCCGGAAGGGCATTGGCGACGTTCACCAGCGATAGCATATCTGCTTTCGATGCTCAAAACAAAGCAGCAATCAGACTAGGCGAAACGCTCGAACTGATTCCAGGTCAGGCGGCTAACGCTTCAGGTGAACTACGCAAGACAGCAACAGAGCTTGAGCGGATTACCAACGTTGAATCGACCAAGATTCTCGAATCCATGACAGGGGCACTCAGGCGCGGTGCAGATCCTACGCAGCTAGATGAAATGAGCGAAGCGGCGATCGGTCTAGCAAGGGTCTTCGATCGCGACCTAGCTGGCGGAATGCGACTCGTTGAAGAGGCAACTAAAGGCAACTTCGATGCGTTCGTTGGGCTAATTCCAAATATCGAATCGATGGCTACCAACAGCGAGAGGCTAGCAGCGGTCGAAAAACTTGCCGAGGCTGGACTGACCAATAAAGCTAAAGCGGCTAGAGACGCAATCGAAGCCAGCGACGCATTGCACGTTTCTACTAAGCGGCTATACGAAACGGTAGGCGAGTTGTTAGCACCAATCAGGGACGTGATCTACAACGGCTTTACGTTGTTTTTCGACTTCTTGACCAATCAGATGGGACCTTCACTCGAATCATTCGATGAAACGGTTAAACAGGTCAAGCAAACGGTCGAAGGTTTCGCAATGTCGATAGCTACAGCTTTCGTGACTGGGTTCACGATCGCGGAAACTGCTATCCAGAACTTTAGCAGCATCCTCAAACTAGCTATCGACTCGGCTACATTGCAGATCGTTCGATTGTCGCAAGACATACCGCATATGTTTCGCGGAATGCTAGAGCAAGCAACCTACATCGCGGAAAACCTCGGAAATCTTACGCTTGATCTGTTCCAAGGTAACATCAGTTTTGAGGAAGCTTTGGGCAGGCTTCCACCGATTGCGGAAAGAACAGTGACCGAAACTGAAAAGGCATTGCAGGCGGCGATCGATACTGCGGCTGGCGATTTGGTCGAGGGGTATTCTGAAAAACTCAAAGAGCGATTGGACCAACTTAAAAAGGGTTTCGATTTCAAGGCAGAGATCGACTTGCAGGAGCGGCCAGGATCCAAGGGCAAGGGGTTGCTTGACACGCTCAGGGAATTGCAGGCGTTTGAATCAAGAGTCTTGACAAGAGGGCCAGGGTCTAGCCCGATCGATAAGATCGTGGAAAATACGGCAAAGATGGTTCAGGAACAAAGCTTAACCAGGACGGCAATCGAGGGCCTAGATGTTTCCCCATCGACTAACGTCAACTTCGAGGAGGTCCGATAGTGCTTACCGACAAGATCGTCTCGGTTGATTTGATGTGGTCAAAAGCGGGCGGGGACTTCGGAGCGACGGACAATTTCCGCAAGTTTAGCGGTGCGATCAATTCGGCGTACCAAGTATTTACGACCTATGATGCAACCTTGCTAGATGTTTTGCAGGCCCCTGGCATACCAGCGGCAGGATCAAGCTACTCGTCGGACTTCCCGTTTGTTTACGCAGAACAAGCAAGACCAGAGAAAATCAGCCCAGTCTATTGGATCGTCTATGTAGCGTACAATGGCGAGGTCAATTTCAACGGCCAAAACAATCAGCCGCAAAGCCCCCTGCTTACAGCGGCGACGCTAGATTGGGACGACGTGGAAGTCGAGCTAGAAATCGATGAGGACTACGACGGAAAACCGATCGTGACGCCAAACGGAGAACCTATAAACGGCGTTCGTCGATTGTTCGCAGATCAGACCGTGACCATCCGAAAAAACATGCTGTTGTTCAATCCGTTCGTCCAGGCGAGATACCGCCAGTCGGTCAACAGCGATCCGTTCCTAGGATGGCCCCCTGGGACCGCAAAGATGCAGAAGTTCCAAGCAAGTGCCGTTCGTTCATCAGAGGTCAATGGCGGGGGTTATTGGCAAGTCACAGCGGTGATTCAGTTCCGACACCCCTACAGAACCGTACCTGAAAGGGCTTGGTATTCCAGAGTCAGGCTTGAGGGTTACTACAAGCGGGTCAACCTTCCGGGTCCTCCGGTCGATGGCGTTCAACCATCGGCAATAGTTCGAGCAACCAGGGCAGGCGAACCAACAGCCAAGCCGGTCCTGCTGGATGCTCAAGGCTTCCAACTTGCTGACGTCGATCCTCCCGATCCTCAGACGGCCAATTGGCTAGAAATCAAACTTTACGAGCCACTCAGTTACAATGCACTCGGTCTACTTCCATAAGGTGAAAACATGGCAACGTTAACTAACGTTTCAATCATCCTTCCAGACGGTCAGATTTCAAACCCTGACATTTCCGCCAACGCGAACATCGAAACCAGCAAGATGGAGCAGAGGGTATTGGCGGAATACCATGTTCCGATCGATGCTTTTCGAGTGTGGGATGCAATCAGTACCAATCCAGTCACAGCAGCGGCTAACGACGATTTGGGGCTAGTCCAAGGCACTTGGGGATCGGCGGTCAATAAGATCACAGCGGGCGATTGCAAAGCGGCAAGCGTTACGCGACGGATCTACTTTTCGGTTCCTGTCCCTCCGAACTATGACGACGGGCAGACAGTCCAACTTAGGTTCCGGGCCAAGATGGAAACAACTCTGAGCGATGGCACTTGCACGATCGATGCAGAGGCTTACATCGCCAACGATGGCACTCTGACCAGCGATCTAGTCACCACGGCGGCTCAGTCAATGAACAGCCTGACAGCGGCAAACTATAACTTCACGCTGGCAAGCGGATCGATCGATCCAGGCGACTTGATCGAGGTTCGATTAACGATCGCTTGCGTCGATACGGCAACAGCTACTGCAGTAACACCGGCGGTTTATGAGGTCGCTCTACTTTGCGATACCAGGGGCTAATCGGTGGCAGAAAAGAACGTCGGATTCTACAGTCCAGCACTTGCCAAACGGATTAGAGACAATTCGTTTGCCTGGGAGCGGGAACGGGCAACCAAGCCGGTCGAGATCCGGCAAACGGTTCCAGATCCGATCTATTTCCACAACGCTTCAGCCCATACGATACCGGCGTATGGTTGCGTCCAAATGATCGGTACGCAAGCGATCGACGGGCAAGACGTTATCAAGGTTGATAGGCCGTTTGATTACACCGATTCGGTAATGGGTCCGTTCTTATTCAACGGTCCTGCTGAAGTGGAAGCCAATGGCCTCGGTACGGCTCAGTGGGGACCGATCTACAAAGCGATCAAAGACAGCGGAACTTACACCACGGGGACTAGGTTCGGTCCAGTCGCATCGTCCTTTGAGAGTGCCAAAGGATGCCTCTATACCTACATCGGCGATGATGACGTTGTAGAGAATTGCGTTCGGCTGATTGCTTGCGAAACACCCCTTTTAGCGATCGCTGGCAGTTCAGGAATCTCGGCTAACTCTTCAGGCGAAGTAACCGCCAAGCAGCCCGCAAGTGGCAACTGGACAGCAGGATCGATTACCTACACCGCTTGGAATCCCACCGGGGTCGCGATCAGCAGCAATGCTCTTTGCTTGATCTATCCGGTCGATGCCAAGTGGGTCGCATTGGAGCTTTGCTAATGGGTGGACACGGTCGCTGCTGTTGTCAAGCTTGCGAATGCCTGGAGCAAAATGAATTGCCAAACATTTCTATCAGCGGAATGACCGGCGGCCCATGGGTAGAAACCGAATGCTGCTGGGTTAAGACGTTTACGTTTAACACTCCACAATCAGTCACAACGGTTTGTCTTCCGGTTCACTCCAAGAGCGATTACACGGTGATTTGCGAAGCGGATATCTACGCAGTCAAGGCTCCGCTTCCTCCGCTTTTTGCGGATGATTGCCAAGAGTGGCCTTTGCCGATCGAGTATTGTTGCTCTACCGATGCACCATACTTACTTGCAAGCAGAGAGGCAAAATGCAAAGGCACTTGGCAACAAAGGATGCGGGTCAGCTACAAGCCGAAGGATATCGTAGTCAAAGCAAGCAAGCAGAATTACTCTTGCGATGGCGTGCCTGAATGTAAGCTAGTTTTGTACGCGACGTACAATTACGAGTACAACTATTTGGTGATGACCGAAGAGGATTCAGACACAAGCTACTCAATGACTACAGCCGAGAATCAATCTTGCGTCGAGCAAGGCGATCCGTTTCCGCCATGCAGCGAGGCGTTTACAGAGCCTTCAGTCAGTTTCGATTGCACTACTCCGCTTGACACCGGATTGTTTGGTTTCAGTTTTTCAAGAGTCAAGATTTATGACGCTTGGCCAACTGGAGCGGTACAGTTTACGAACGCAGATATCTTGCCTGAAAACTGTTCAACTCCAATTTGCAACGAGGATGAGTTTTTAACTCAGGTGTGCATTCAGATCACTGGTAGTGAGTGCAAATTCTCTTGCCCGGTTGGTACGTTGACTACTGAACAAATAACGCCTAAAAACATTTGCGATGGACCATTCGTACAGTACGCTTTCACCTGCCTACCTCCGTTCGAGGGTGTTGAAGCCTGCTTTGAAACCGATGGGGATGATCGAACTTGCACGCCGATAACCAGGGGTAAGATTGCAATCCCAGGTGGAGACTATCCAAACTGCGACGACGAGCACACTTGCAATGACTTTTCAGTTACTTGGTTGAATTTCACGCCCTATGGATTCTTTACAACCAATCAATCTGTAGGCGATGGATTCTTCAGTTCAGCCGAGGTTCCTTGCATCGCTGGTGTTTCTCCTCCTCCTGTCGAGTGCGAATGGGGTGATGATCCTTGCGGCGGCGATTACGCGCGAAACAACTTCGGCATCTTCTTGGATTACTTCGACGACATAACAGCCTATTCCTACTCAGCGACTTGTTCTAATACAACTCAATCCCTTTGCATAAATGCTCCATCGTGGACGATAACATTCGCATAAAAACGATTGTGATAAAAGGCGGCAAGCCCTCTGAGTACGCTACCGCGATTTCTCAAAAGCGCGAGGGCATGCGGGAGATCGTTACAAGATCCAAGGCTAATCCCTGGATCCCGCTGCACGATGGGGCGGTTAAAGACGCAGAGAGCCTGCTGAAATGGGAAGCGGTAATTCCGGGTTACGGTTGCAAGTGTCGTAAAGACTACTTGGACTACAAAGCAGAAAACCCGCCAGACTTCAGCAGCGAAGAATCGCTTTGGTTGTGGGGCGTCGCTTTACACAACTGGGTTAACCGCAAGCTAGGCAAGCCTGAAATCACGATCGAAGAAGCTAAAAACATTTGGAGGCGAAACGATGGGCAAACCAAAGACAGCGGCTCGGATCTACCTCGAAGAACTTTGTAGCAAGTTCCCCGACGCTCCGAATCTTGGGCTAGCCAAGCGAGCCAAGAAAGAGCGACCGGAATCCTTTGCAACGATCGAACACGCTCGGAATATGATTCGCATTATTCGCGGGGCTAACGGAACCAAGAACGCAAGATTGGCCACACAGAAAAGGCCGAAGGGTAAAGCCGGTCAAGTCCCAAAGATGCCACCATCTCTGGCGGAACCGTTCGAGGTCTTTGAAATTGATTCTGAGCGATGCGGGATAATTTCCGATGTTCACATACCCTATCACTCCGAGGTAGCTTTTGGAGCGGCTATAAAGGCCCTCAAAGCGGTCAAGATCGACACACTGCTAATCAACGGTGACTTCGCCGATTTCTATCAGGTGTCTCGGCATCAACGAGATCCGAAGCATCGACGGTTCAGCGAAGAACTCAAATCGGTCGTTCAAGGGCTTGAGTGGTTGCGGTCGGAGTTTCCCAAGCAACGAATCGTCTACAAACTTGGCAATCACGAAGAGCGTTGGGATCATTTCATCTGGAATCGCGCTCCAGAAATCTACGATCTTGCCAATGTCCGAATTGACGAACTGATTCAAGCAAAGCGGCTCGGCATCGAAGTTGTCGGCGATCAGCGGTTTATCATGTTGGGCCAGTTGCCAATCTTGCACGGCCACGAATTGGGCAAGTCAATTTTCAGTCCAGTCAATCCGGCTCGGGGTGCTTTCCTTCGGACGCATCACACAGTCTTGGTTGGGCACAGCCATCAAACCTCGGGCCATGCTGACACGGACATGTTTCACTCAGAGACGTTCGTGTGGTCAACTGGTTGCCTTTGCGACTTAACCCCTGCTTACGCGCGGAACAACCGATGGAATCACGGTTTCGCCTGGGTTGACATTGCCAGAGACGGATCGTTCAGCGTCTCGAATCGTCGCATTGCAAAGAATGGCGATGTTAGGGGGGCATGATGGACAAAACCATCCATTGCAAAATCCGAAACAAGCGATGGACTTTGGTGTTTACGCGCAACCCTGATCTAATACCCAAGGGCACCTGGGGCGTAACGAAACACTGGCAAAAGCTTATCGCGATCCATCCTGACCAGAAGGGCCAAGAGGCCATCGGAACCGTGATTCACGAATGGTTGCACGGTTTTTTCCCTGATGCCAAAGAAGATGTCATCTTGCAAGCAGAATCGGAGCTAGTCGGATTGCTCGATTCGCTTGGTATGCTTGCTGACGA